CGTGACCGGTGGTGCACCGGAAAAGTGCATACCCCCCCACCTAATAAAACGCGCGCGAGTCGAGTCATCGAGACAAGAATCGCGCGAGCGCTCACGTCTTTGCTCGACCGAGCGGTCGTCGTGCGTTGCCGAATCCACCATCGAAGCGCGCCGTCTTTTTGTCGTGATGCCGCTTGCACAAGAGCCAGAGATTCGCGCGCGCAAAGAATAACTCGCGACTGCCGCGATGCGGCTCTCGATGATCGACGCACAAGCCAGCCTCACGACACTCAGGCCACTGGCAACGACCGAGCGCATCGCGCCGCACTTGTGCTCTCAGCAGTTGCCATGCGTGCGACTCATACATCGCAGTGACCGCCGGGTCACGCATCGCGTGCATGCGTGCTTGTTGCTCCTGCAGGTAACGCTTACTGTGCGCCGCCGCTGGGTTCCTCGAGACTCTATTGCGCATCGCGTTTGGCCAATCGTTCACGCAATGCGACCATGTTGCGCGCGAGCGAATTGTGATACCCGATAACCTCCTCGCGCTCATCCTTCGGCAACGCGGCCAGCATGTTCGCCGTGTTATAGGCGAGCGCGATGAGTTGTATCTGCTTGGCCCTGCCGACGAGCGCTCGCCACAATTGCGTCGCGAGCTCAGTCGCCTCACCGCTTATCTCGAATAGTTCAATCTCATCGCTTTTCATTGTGCACCTCGCATCATGTGCCGAACCCTTTCACCTTCCACGCTTCTCGCATTGCTGGCTCGTCGAGCGCTTCATACCAGTTGCCGTCGAAGCCTTGCCAATAGATGAGTTTGCTCTTGCGTTGCCCCCAAGAATTATAGACGTAGTGATCCTTAGTGAATTCTTGACGCAGTCGCCGCCCTTCGTTGCGCATGTAGGCCGACCAATGCTCGGCGGGCTTCATATTCATCACGATGCCATACAGCGTGACGAGCGCCATGCGCTGCACTGCCGCCTCGTAATTCGCGAAAGCGGGAAACCAGGCTTGAGACAACTCCCATGACTGCACATAGCACTCGGCTTGCTCATCGTCGCACCATTGAGCGCGCACGGTTTGCATCGGCACAATCAAGAGACTCTCGCGCCGCCGCTCGGTGACCGTGACGCCCATGCGAGCGATGAGCGCGCGACGTGCGCCCGCTGAGCGTGCTTGCAACGTAGACAAGTGCACATTACGCACCGCAATCTCAAGCGCGCGGTCGAGCACATAGGGCGCATGCACGAGCCGATAAATACACAGGCGCACTAATTTGTCGGACCGTTTCACGCATGCGTCGAATCGCTTGCCTGTTGGCTCGACGACTTCCTTCGCGATGATCTTATCGACGTGCGAAAGCATAAAAAGGCCCTCTTGCTCAGTTATCGCGGCGCAAACCCAGCGAGCGCGAGCGCGTCGCGCACTTGGTCGCATGCGTGGCGAATGTCATACGCTTCATCCTCGTCAACTGCACACCCACGAAACTCACGCCACCCGGCGCGCTTCATGAACTGCGCGAGCGCTAACGCCTCATCGACGGTGAGCTCGCATGAGATAGTCACCATCGTCTGGTCAATTCTGCTCATGATGTTCGACCTCGAGAAGCTTAGCGGCGCGCAATTCGCGATTCGCATCGCGCATATACACCTCGAACACAAACGCGAGCTTGTTATCAAATAGCCACAACTCTCCGCGGTGCCATTTAGAATGACCGCCCCCCTCAAGTATCGCGGCCCGAATCTCTCGCCATTCGCGCGCAGTGCGTGCACATGGCACACCCGCCCGGTAATCAAAGCCGCGAATCTGTCGGCGAGTGCTTTGAGTGTCATCGCGCCGCCTAAGTAGCGCGCTGAGTTGCTGCTCGTTCCGCATCGGCGCGCTCCTGAAATTTAATCTCGGCAAGACGTAAGACCGAGCGAGTGTGCATCTCAAGCACTTCGCGGCGCGCATCGAGCGAGTCGAAGCCTGACAAAAAAGTGCTGTGCACGTCGAGCAGCGCAGTCGCTTGCAATAATGGCGGATAGCCGACCAGCTCGTTACAGCATGCCTCGCTGATTCGCTCGGCATCGTCTGTCAATTGATCGAGTGTGAGATTCGTCTTGCCAAAAGCATCGAGTGAAAACAGTGTGAACATGGTGCCTCCGCGTTTTAGAATTTTTCCGGCGTCGAACTAAATTCGACACCGAAGCCCGTGCGCTCCTTCATGACCTCATCGAATCGTTGCCCGGTCGCCTCGAGGTGAATATCGACCTCGCGAAAGCAAGCGCGAAAGCGAATCACAGCGACATCGCAATACTCGCCCGCGAGCTCACACGCGCGCGCGACTCTATGGGTGCGCTGCGCCGCGATGAGTGCGGTGCCACTGCCGCAAAATGGCTCATAGAGAATCTCGCCTGGGCTTGTGAATGCATCGAGCATGAATTGCGGCAACGCGACCGGAAAGACTGCGGGATGGTCGATGCCTTCTCCGATCGCTCCTTTGTGCCGCATGATGCGCACGACCGCGTCGGGAATTTTTGTGTCTTGAATCGGCTGGCCTCGGCTGCCATAGCCTTGAATGGTGCCGTCTGCATTGCGCATGCCCGCGTCGCCCGTGTGAATATCGCCCGCGCGTGCGCATGGCACAAACTTGTTGGGCTTTCGCTTCTCGCGATTGAAGTGAAAAATAAACTCAAACGCGGGCGCAAACCTGCCGACCCAGTCGCCCGGCATGCCGGGCCCTTGATCCCAGACATACCAGCCGAAGCGCCGCCAATGCTGCGCGCGCATCCATGCAATCCACTCGTCCCAATACGGCACGAGCTCGCCCTCATCGTGCACGAGCCCTAAATTCACGAGCACTTGACCATCGTCGCGCATCGGCAATTGACCGAACACGCCGCACATGAGACCGAGCCAATCGCTGCTCGTGCCTCGATAGTTTCGCTGGCTCGCATAGGGCGGCGACGTGAAGCAAAGATGAGCACGCTCCTCGAGCATGAGCGCCGCGACGACGGCCGGGTCGGTCGCATCGCCACAAATGAGTCGATGCTTGCCGAGAATCCACACGTCGCCCGCTTGCGAGACTTTGACGGGCAAGCCTGACGGCAACGCATCGGCATCGTCGTCGCTCACGTCAGGCTCATCGCTCGCGTCGCTCGTGGCGATGAGTTTCGCGAGGTCCGAGTCACTGAAGCCCATGAGCGAGGTATCAAAGTTGAGGTCGGTGAGCGTGCGCAACTCGGCGGCAAGTTTGGCCTCATCCCACGTCGCAAGCGTCGGCAATTGATTGTCGGCGATGATGTAGGCGCGCTTTTGTGTCTCGGACCAGCCTCGAGCGACCATGACGGGCACGCGCGCGAGTCCTATCGCTTGCGATGCCATCACGCGCGCATGGCCTGCAATGATGACGCCCGCCTCATCGACGAGCACGGGCACCGTAAAGCCCCACTCTCGAATCGACTTGGCCAGCTGCTCGATTTGCGCCTTCGAGTGCGTGCGTGAATTTTGGGCGTGCGGTGTGAGCTCGCCGAGCGGTCGCAACGAGACCTCGGCGGCGGGCCATTGTGATTCGAGACTCTCGCTCATGCTCGTGCTCTCCTTCGGTGGCGACAACATCGACGACTAGAAAGTGCTCTATATACCTGGGCCGGTAGTCTCATCTCTATGTGTAGAGATAGTAATTAAGTTGTCTATGTTGTCACCTGTCGCCTCGGCGACAAATTGATACGTCGTGCGCCGATACTTGCCACGCCGACCGATGCAAACCCAGCCCGCGCGCCGCATGGCGTGGCCGATGCTTGTCTCAAGCTGGCGGCGCGCGCCGATGTTGTGGCGCTCGTGCTCGCCGCATATCGCCTCATAGACTTCATTGACGGTGGTGACGGTGATCGGTTGCGGCGTCGCCTCGAGACATCGCTCAAGCCATAGCCGCACGTCCTCCTCGACTTCGCTCACGACTCGGTGCTCCTCTTGCACGCTTGCCGCCAATTTTTCCTCGGCTTTCGTGAGATACCATTGCTCGCCCGCGTCGTAGGCGGCGACCGCTTCGGCCCATAGCTGCGCGAGATTGTCGCGCAGTAGCCTCAAGTCAATTTGCCCGCATACTATCGGCCAGAATCGGCGGTTGCCCGTGTAGTCGCGCAAAAAGCGAATCTCATTCGTCGTGCCGAGGAACACGCACGAGCGCAACTGGTTCACGACCGAGCGCCCGTATGATTGGCGGTAATGATCGACGACGCGCGAGACAAAATGATTCATGACCTCGATGCGCGAGCGACTGAGCGATGACAATTCGCCGACCTCGATAATCCATGCACCTTCGAGCTCTTGTATCGCGTCTTTGGTGCCAAATTGCGAATTGCTCTCGACCGTCCACGGCGCGCCGAGCACTTGCGCAAAGGTCGATTTGCCGACCCCTTGAGATCCCACGAGCACGAGCATGTGGTCGGCCTTACAGCCCGGACGCATCACGCGCGCCACCGCTGAAATTAAAAAACGTCGCAGCACGCCGCCCAAGTATTCACCATTGCCGCTCGCACCGAGCACCTCAATGAGTACGTCTTTGATTCGTGGCTCGCCATCCCATTTGAGCGTGCGAAGCCAGTCGCGAACCGGGTGGAATGAATTTTTGCCGGCGACCGAGTGCACGACGCGCGAGACGGTTTTTTCAGAGTTGACGGGTATGTCGAGACACTGCAAAAGATTCGCGAGGTCAACATCATCATCGTCGAGCCAATCACTGCCCGGTGTGAGTGTTCTCCACGGTGGCGCGCGTTGCAATTCGATGCGGCGCGTGAGCTCGTTATAGCGCACGAGGCCTTGCAATTCAGGGTGATGCTCAAACGCGATGAATACATTCGCATAGTCGCCGCGAAACTCTTTTCGATTCGCAGTCAATCGGAGGTACTTTTGCCAGCCCTCGGCGCGCGCTTTGCTTTTGAATCGCTCACGCTCTTTTGCGACTCGCTCTTGCTCGCGCACTTGGTCGTCGAGTTTGCTCATACGTTTGTCGCCGCCTCACGCAATAAGCCTACCGCCTCGAGGACGCGCGCGCGGTCGTCGTCATCGAGCGTCACACCGTTTGCGATGTTCTCGCCCGCGAGCGCGATGATGAGCGCCTCATGAGCCATGATTTTGAGTACGTCCGACGCGGCGTGAAAATGCGCGCGCGCACTACGCTGCGCGGGCAAATTGTGGGCGAGCGGCGCGGGAAATAGGTCGCCGAATTGCATGCCGAGCGCATCGAGCACCGCCTCGACATCACAGCCCGCAAAGTCATGCAAGAGAATGCGACCGTCAGGCAACTCGACAATCGAAAGCGAGGGCGACTTGTCCTCGTGCGCTGGACATCGAGCGACCCATCGAGCCGCGCCGCGTTTTTTGACGCCTGCCAATCGCGCGAGTAGCGGCTCGACTGTCATGCACTAGCCCGCCTGCAGGTGTGGCGCTTGTGGTGTGACCCAATTGAGACGCATGCCTTGCGCGTCGAGTCGCTCCTCGACTATGTGCTTGCACAGGCCGCGAAACTCCTCACGCCATTCATCCGACAACGCCTCGCCGCATAGCATGAGCGACGCCACACGATATTGCTCGCGCGTGCTCGTGACGACATAGCCATTCGCATACGAGCCCTCCTGATGAATGATGAGGCTCGCCGTGAGCGTGACGAATTCGCGCGGCATGACGACCTCGCGAAGTCAAAGAGCCGAGGCGCCTAACTTCTCGTGATGCTTCGGCCCGCGACGGCCGCGCGCGACTTGCTTGAGCGTGCGCGCTGGTTTGTTTGCTGGCCTCGGCCGCGCGAAGCCGCCCGTCTCTTTTTGTAGCCACTGCTCAATCTCTTTTGCGCTCCAAAGATAACGGCCTGAGCCAATCTCTCGACGATGCGGCGCGGGTGCGTGGCCTTGCTTGACCCAATTCGAGTACGTCTCGGGATAGATGCCGATGCGCTCGCAAACTTGCTCAATCGTAATCATGCCTTGCGTCGCTTGGGCTTGCTTCTCAGCCCACTCGATGACCTGATCCGGGCGGAACATGCGAGTGCGGTCGTGGCCGACTGGCTTCGGAAAAGACAATTGCGCGAGCCAGCGATTGATAGTTGAGAAGTGCACGCCGAACATCGTGGCGACTTCGGTGACAGTGAGAAGCGTCTTGCATGCCTGCAATCGCGCGATGACTGCTGAGAATTCCATGACAATCTCCGCTCATCTCAAAAAACGGGTCGATACAAATAGTCCTCGGCTCGCTCGTTGTCAATCAGACATTTTCCGGCGTAGTATTTGAGTCGCCTTAGCGCTGTATATATTTCGAGCATCAAAGCGAATACAGTATCAGCGTGTTTTTTTATTCACTAGGAGTGCATCACATGGCGAAGAATCTTTGTGAGACCGATGGGTGCGGTGAGGAAATCAGCGAGGGGTGTGGCTCGCACGGCGGCTTGCCGATTTGTAAGAAGTGCCGCGCCGTGCAGTATTACTGGAAAAAACAAGGACCAAAAGCATTCGAGCATCGTCGCGAGGTGCTCACCTTTTGGACGGGTCGCCTCGACTACTTGAGCACGCACGTCGGCAAGCTGGTGAAGCAAGCGAAGCAACGAGTCATCGCCGCGCGCAATGGCGCATCGAATCAACTCCATCACTAGACGAGACCATCATGACAAAAAAAACAAAGACCGCCGACATCGCGTGGCCAATTCGACCAGCCCTCGGCGATGAAATGCGACGAAAGCTTGCGACCTCCCTCACCGAACTACTGAGCGACCACAAGCTCACGCCCGCCGAATTTGCGGGAAAGGTGTTTGGACGTGACCCAAAAAATAACTCGCCGCTGAATGCCGACGCGATTCGCAGCTATTTGAGCGGCGAAAAATTCCCCAATGAGTCGAATGCCGGGCGTCTCGCGAAAGTGCTCAAGGTGCCGCTCTCGCGCTTGTTGGCACCGAAGGGCCCACTCATCACGCCGACACCTCGAGCGACGCGAACGAGCGACGCGAACGAGCACCGCATCGAGCACGCCGCCGCCGCTTGAGTTGCCAAAGGACGCGCCGCCTCTCACCTTCGAGCTCAAAGACTACAAACGCGACCCACGATTTGCGACCGTGACCATCTCGGGCACTGTCGAGATCGACGTTGCAATGGCAATCTTTGCCCTAGTGCATCGCAAATAGTTCACGAGACCGAATCTCTGGGCACTTATAAGTAGCAGACACCGCCCCCGGTATATAACAAAGGGGCAACTGCCAAGACGCGCGAAAGGAGGCGAGGCGCGCTCTAGTGCAACTCGGACCCCTCACATTCTGAGGGGTCTTTTTTATGCGTCGATGGGCGACAAAAATGAGGTCTCAGTCGAGCGAACGAGCGCCGACATACTCTGAGGCATTCGCCCTTATTCGAGCGCGCGGCCAAGTGCCTGATTCGTCTAGTGGCTGATTGTTGGGCGGTGCATTCTGAGCGCTGTGTGAAAGCAGTGCTCTACCGCTGAGCTAACCGCCCGAGTCGTGCTTTGCGAGCATTCTTTTTTGCTGAAAGCCCTATTTTTATAGCCTTTCGATGCATTCATCTCGCTCATCGACGTATCGAATTCGCCCCCTCGCCTATTTAACCTTTCTGGTCGTTTTATGCACTCGGACACTCGTCCCCTAGTTCAACCCTATACCACGGGCGGCTCGTTTGGTGTATGCTTTCAACTTGTGTTTTATCGTTGAAAGTTTGACCCCTTAACTCGACCACCTGGAGACCGACATCATGAGATCGCAGCATTGGACCGACGAGCAAGTCGCCGACATTCCGACGCCTCGCAAGAGCCCCAAAATCTACAAGCTCACCGACGATGGATTGTATCTGAAAGTGTACAAGACGGGCTCGCGCTCGTTCGGCTATCAGGCCACGAATGCCGCTGGCCATTATCAATTCTACCCATGGGGGCAACATGCGCCGAGCGATGCGCGCACGCCTGAGACGCTCACCTTCCACGAGGCATACGAAAAATTGCTCGCGCACAAGTTGACGCTCTTGACGCAAAAAAGCGGCCACGCACTGCCGCCGAAAGCGCTCATCGACAAGACGACCACGCTCGGCCAGCTCGCCGCCGATTACTTTCGCAAAGATGTCGAGACGCGCGACATCTCGACCGACCACAAGAATCGAATCATGCGCACGCTCACGAATTACTTTTTGAATCAGCCCGTCGCCGAGGGCGTCGGCAAATGGCGCGACGTGCTCGTCGTCAATTGCGCTCGAGGCGATGTTCACGAGCAATACACGCACTCGCTCATGAAGGTGCAAGACCGCGCCGCCAAAGGTGGCGATAGGCGCGGCAAGTGCACGCTCGCCAAAGAGTGCGACACCTTCGCGCGCGGCCTGTTTGCGTTTGCCTGCACTCGGCAACTCTTGACCATCGAGAGCGTGCCGCCGAAACTTAAAAAAGCGAATGCACCGCGCAACGTCTCGCGCTGGCTTCCCATCATCGAGATTGAGTCGCTACTTAAGGCCACGAGCCCGCAAGCGATCGCCAACAACGACGCGCGCCGTCGCAACATGGGCGAGTATGAATTGACCCAGTGCGACGACAAATTGCTCGACACCTTCGGCGCGGTCTTTTTGCGATTGACGCTTGCGACCGGGCTGCGCATCGACTCGATGCGACTCGCGCGCCGCGAGATGCTCAACAAGCACTCGCGCGGCATGTGGACCATTCGTCACGTGGACCTCAAAGAGACGGCCGCGCAAAAGCAAGCACCGACTGACCACTATATTCCGCTCACGCCTTTCATCTTGCGCGAGCTCGCACGTCTCGATGACTTAAGCGGCGAGCATGACTTTTTATTTACTGAGCGCTGGATCGGCGACGGCACGCAAGTCGAGCCACGCTCTAAGAGTTGGGCGAGTCACTTGGTCGGCAAGCACGACGACGAGCTCAGCATCGACCCCGATGACCCCTGGCGCGCGCACGCACTGCGCCGCTCGCACAATGACTGGATGCAAGAGCTCGGCGTGCCGACCGAAGTCATTCATAAGGCGAGCGCGCGTATGCCGCAAGGTCTTGCAAAAACGTATCTCGTGAGCGAGATGCGCGACCACGTCGTCGATGCTTTCGAGAAGTATCACGACTTCCTCGATGCGTGCGAGCACGGCAAGGGCGAGGATTGGATGGCCGATATTCGCGGCGAGCGTCTTGCGGCACGTCGCCAAGTGAATGAAGCGCGTCGCGCGCGTCTTGGATTGCCAGCGCTCTAGTACAAGAGCACGACTCACACCACGAGCGCCGAGCATTTGCTCGGCGCTTTTTTTTTGCGTCTCAATTAGCGATGACGCTCATGCTCGCGCGTGAGCACGTCGATGAGACGCGCCTCGCCCGCGTCATCGCCGAGCAAGTCGAGCGGCCGTTTGTCGTCGAGCGATGCAAGCGGCGAGCGAAGCCATAACGCCGCCTCCTCAGGCTGATAGAGCTCAGTCAAGAGCGCGACAATGCGCGCGACATTCGCGGCACTGCCCGGGTCCGGTGTGAGCATCGTCTTGCACTCCTGCGGTTTAATCGGTTCGGCGGGCGCTTGCTTCACATCGCACTTCGCAAACGCACACCACACGACATGCGTCTCGCGCACGCACGGCCGCGCGCTCGGCAGTGCGCATGCCGCAAGCATGGGCACGAGCACGAGCGCGAGCACTTTCATTCGAGCGCATCGGCTTGCACGGGCGGCGGCAATGGACGCGCGTCGCCGTTGAGCTTGCGACGTTGCGCTCGCTTGCCATCGCTTGCGACCTCGAGCGGCGCGGGCTCTTGCTTGACGGCTTGCGAGAGCACGAGTTGCCCCTCAGTAATCGCCGCGAGTAGCGCCTCGCACTGGTCGAATGCTTGGCGCTCGTTGCGCGTGAAGGCCGCGCGCGATAAAAAGTTGAGCGCATTGCGCGCGACCTCGACCGGGTTCACTTGCACTGGCTGTGTATTGTTGCTCGTGTTCATATGTTGCCCTCGATGTTAAGAGATGAGCGGCGTGTAGTTTCCGCCATTGACGAGACCCGCGGTCGTGGCGGGCCACGACCAATAAGAATCGGCACCGCCGCCGCCTGCCGTGAAATTGGCACTCGATGACAAGAAGGTGCGACCGTTGAGAACGATAGACGTGAAAAGCCCGCGCACTTGCGCACCGACGACCACGAATTGAAAAAATGCCGGGTCGCCGAGAATGTTGTGCAATACGTCCTCCATGTTGGTAATCGTTTGGCCTTTGAATGCGCCCGGCGACAAGGTGCCCGCCGCCCATATTGAACTGAAGCCGACGCCATCGGAGCCGAAGCCGGTATCGTATGAAGTCGCGTGAAGTGCATACGACGTGCCGAGCGGCTCGCTGATATTGCGAAACAAACTCGCAAGGTCAGTGCCCGCCGCTTTGAATCCGGTCGCGGCAATCGGTGTGCCTGAGCCGATGGTCTCCCAGCGATTCGAGACATCGACGCCGCCGACTTTGAAGCCGACATCGGCGCGCTTCGCATTCACGCGCGCCATGAATCGCGAATCGAGATCGACGCCGCCGGTGAGTAGTCCACTCGCCATGACTTACTCCACTGGCGGCGGCGGTGGCGTAAATACTTGTGTGAGCGCATCGCTCACCGCGTCCATGTTCACACAGTACACCTCGACGAATTGCGCGCCTGAGCCAATGCTCGGCACTTGCGTCACCAAGAAGCCGCCGCTCGCAATCGTTGCGACCATCGCCAATTGACCGAGCAACGGGTCGGCACTCGGCTCGATGATCGACGGCGCGGGCGCATCTTGTGCAGCGAGTGCGGGCGCGCCTGCGACCGGGTCGAACATCTTGCCGAGCCAATAGACGACCTCGGCAATCGTGAGCGCGTAGACGGTATCTATCGCGGGCGGCAGTGCGCCGAGTTGCGTGACGATATAGCCATTTGAAATATATTTGACGTTTGCCTGAATCATGGTCGTGCCCTCTTACGTTGCGAAGTGAATGCCGCGCGACTCTTGCCAATCAGCCAGCAAGAGCACCGCGAGACGGTCGTAGGAAATTGTTTTACCGTTGCTGAGTTGCGGACATATCTCCGCGACCTCCTCAGCAATCATGCCGAGTTGCTCTTGCGAGCCTTTCGCGAGTAAGCGATACATGATCGGCCGCAAGCGTGACAGCATCTCAGCGGCGCGCGTCGGCTTGCCGGTCTCGCGTTTGATCTTGCGCGATGAAGTTGCATTGAAGCTTGGCCCTTCTAACGGGTATGCGCATACAGCTAGTGAGCTATTTGTCCGATACAACAACCATTTTGTGTCACCTTGAATATAGATCCCCGAGTTTGTCCCATTTGACATCAACGACATATTGTTGGTCGCGTCATAAACGATAAGGCCGGTAAACGCGTTGACTGTGCCTTGGATGTAGTGCCCGCAATAAGTTAGGCCAGCATTGAATCCATAGACGCGCGAGGTGTCGCCTGCATAGTTAAGACTAATCGCTTGCATCTGCGCCGCGACCGCAAGCGTGCCCGCCGATGTCAGCGTCATATAATTTTTTGTTCCTACCGCGCCGACGTACCAGCGAAAACCTAAATCGCCCGCGCTGCGATTCACGAACTCCATGAAGCCCGCCGCGCCCGCCGTGAAATTCACTTGCGTCGTGAGATATAGCGCTGCATTCACCGTGACCTTCGTTGCATTGAATGCCACCTCATCGACCACATGCGCGGTCCGGTCCACCGTCATGAAATTATTGCCTAACGAGAGCGCGTCATTGAGTGCGCCCCATTGCAACTGCCCTGCCGTATTCGCGCGGATTCGCCACAAGCGCTCATTCGCGAGGGAGAATTTATCATTGAGAAAGAGATCGAGCGATGTCGCGGCACTCGCCGATTGTGTGATGTCCAAGCGATTAGTGCCAAACTCCACCTTCACAATCTCCATCCCGCTTCGTGTTACGCCTAGCCATTGAGTCGCCAGCGTGACTGCATCGTTTGCCGCATACGCTCGAAACTGCCCGCCCGCGACATCCGTGAACCACAAGCGGTTATCGACGGCGGCGTTTGTTTGGTTCCAATACTGGCGCGGATTGATTGACGCTAAAGTAATCGGCCCGTCTGCATTATTAAATATGTGCTTTCCTGTCCACGTCGGCGCAATCGCTTGCGATAACGCGGGCGCACCATCTGAGCGTGTGAATGTCACCGCGACGCCATTGACTGCGGCGAGCCCGACTTCCGCAGTTGGATTTGCTGGCGCGCCGCTACCACTCGCGCCCGGTGGCCCTTGAATGCCTTGTATACCTTGCGCCCCTTGTGGAATGGTGAGGCTCAATGTCTGATTCGGTGGCACGCCGGTTATCGTTGCATCGGCGGCGCTTCCCGGCGCGCCCGTCGTGACTGAGCCAATTGCCAGCGAATTCGCTGGCCCTGCAGGTCCGACTGCGCCGACCGGCCCTTGTATACCGGCGGGAATAGCGAGATTCAATACTTGCGCTGGCGGTGTGCCGGTTATCGTTGCGGCGGCGGCGCTTCCTGGTGCGCCAGTCGAGACGACCCCTATCGACAATTCATTCGCCGGGCCGACTGCTCCAATCGGTCCAACGGGTCCGACTGGTCCAATCGGTCCGACTCCACCTTGCGGCCCCGTTGCGCCTGCAGGTATTCCGAAACTAATCGTCGGCGGTGATACGCCATTGTCGATGACGACCGTCGCTGGCGAACCGGCTGGCAACGTATTCACCGGGCCCGCCACGTAATCGGCACCGGCGCCTGCCGCCACAATGTCGGGCAATGCCAACCACGGCCGCACGCCGTCGCCGACTTTCATGACGGGCACACTCGCGCCCGCATTGGCGACGCCAATCTCGCCGATGAGGAGCACCGGATTCGTGGTCGCAAAGTACGTGCTCGTCTTTGCCAAAAGTTTAACGCGAGCCAATGTCGTCTCCATAGGTCACCTCAATCATCATAGTGATATGGCACGAGCAAACCGCTCGCGCACATATCGGCGAATCGTTCCTCGAGCACCGCGCGCGAGCCCATCTTTTTGTCGAGCGCAATCGCGAGCGCCTCTTGCAACGTGCGCGGCCCGACAAAAATCGCGGCGGTGCGCGCGCACTCACTACAGCATCGCGGCGCATGCTTTGCACGTATCCACTGCGGCGTCATGTTAGACATCGTCATTGGGTAGCCCTCGCTCAAGACTGAATGCCGGCATTGGCGGCAGTGCCGCGCCATCGCCTGCAAAGACTTCGGCGCGCCAATTCATCCCGATGAGGCGCGTATAACTTTGACCGGGCTCGATGTTGGTCACGAGCCACGAGCGAATGACGGCGCTCGCGCTTTGATAGACGACGAAAATCGTGCCGAGCCCCTCATCGCGACCTTTGATGGCAAACGCGGGCGCACGCGAGAGCACGACATTGCGAAGGCCTGCGCCTTGTGTCACGGGCATCGAATCAACGGCGCGACCATCTTGCGAGCGAAGCATGATGGTGAAGCCGCCCGCCGCAAGATCGACCTCGCGGTCGAGCGTGAGCGCAAGACCCGCGACCGCGATGACTTCGCCCGCATTCTGCGCGAGGTTTGCGATGTCGTCGGTCACGTTGACCACGTCGCCGATATGAATGAGCCGCGCCTCCTCGGTCGCCTCCATCGACAATGAGTCGCGCCGATACTTCGCTCGGTTCCATTCGTAAGCGGCGCGACGCCATGCTTGCGCCCAAGTCGCCTGCGGTGGCAAGACGCGCAAAGGATTGATCGGCGTGACGCTCTCGGGATACTGGTACTCGCGTTGCTTCCACCCGTTCGCGCGGTCGAACCACGTCACGACGACGCAATCATTCTCTGACTCATTTTGCATTGCGAGCGCGACTTGCTCACCGTCCGGCGACTTGCTTCGGCCCGTGAATAACGCGAGCGGCACCTTGCCGCCTTCATCGCGCGTCACAAATAACTTTCGCCCGATGCGATACACCTGACACCGCACGACCGACGCAATCATCTGCAATTCCGCGTCGATGTCTTGCATCTCATCGAGCGTCAGGCTCACTTTACCTTGGTCGCCACCGTCGAGCGCATCGAGCGCCGCTTGCACGCTATAAATTCCGGCGAGATCAATCTCGGCGTCGCTCTTGTGCGCGCCGTCGTTTGCCTTCATGCGCGCGATGAGATTGTCGGCCCACTTCTCGGTAGGACCTGGCGCACTCCATGCGCTACCACTCCACGTCGGCAAGCGTCGCGTCGCGATGACGTTGAATGTGCTCTCACCGACGCTCGCGGCGCTCAATGAATTAAAGACAATCATTTGCGTCACGGTCACGTCGGGGTACGAATGCCTCGGGATATTTTTTACGGCGCGCAGTAGTTTCCACTTTGTGTCCTGCACATATTGATCGGTCGATGAGTCAATCGCGATGGGCGTCGTGCGCACCGTGCGCACTTCAATCGGGCCGACCATGCCAAGGTCCTCGGCGACGCGCACTATCTCAGTCACGCGCAATGGCGTCGTCGAGCTCGATGTGTAAGTGTAGGTCAGACTCACGACCGTCGCGGGCGTCGCGACTTGGCGAAACTCCGCGAGCACCGACACCGTGAACGAGTTGCGCACGCCGCTCACGTAATGCGCGAGACCACTCGGAAACTCAAAGTCGAGCCATACTTGTTCGGGCTGCTCAATCGGCGCGACAAACCAATTTGTATATTCCGGCGCATCGACGTACGGCGTCGGCTCAAAATCTTGCGCACGCACTGCCGAACCGCCGCCCGGCACAATCGTCACCGCACTCGACCAGCCGCCAAAGTATTCGAGCGCGAACACGGGCAAGGTGTGGTCCATATTTTCGACGGTCACATAAGTCGCACCGGGCAACGCGCCCGGATAAAAGTCGGCGCGCTCGAAAGCAGTGACGCGGCCCATGAATAAAAAGGGCGGCCCGCCCGCGAGGAGGCCGGTCGCAACGTGAATCAAGTCGCCGACCTCAACGCCGAGATAAGAGTGAAACCATATCTCATGCGAATTGCCTCGAGGATTCGTTTGCCATTCACCCGGCAAAATCACGTCGCGAGTATTGTCGGGATTAAATACCGCATTCGCCGTCTCATCGACGACGATGCCGTCGAGCGTGTAGACATAGGGCCCGACTGTTTGGTCCTCCGGCGGCACGCCAACCACAAAAAAGTCGCGCGTATTGTTGAAGGTGCCTGTCACCCAGTACGCATTCTCAATGCTGAGCGAGATGCGCGTCGGCGTCGTCACCGTTCTCGTCTCCGCGTCAAATATCACGCCCGTCACGACGGTCGCCGCATCTTGCGCGACGAGCGAGATACCATCGACGGTCGGCGCGGTGCGAATCGCTTGCAGTGTGCTGATACTGCTACCCGGTGGAAAATCATTCCACGAGACGCCGTCAATCGAGGCGACGGGCGTATCGCCCAAGCGTCGCACGCCTAAGTCATACTCGCCACGACCGATGACAAAAAACTGGATGATGCTTTGCGTATGCGGCCAGTACCACTGCTCGACGGGCGCAGTCAAAAGATCAGGATATGAGCGCACGCGCCCTAAAATCTCCGGCACTCGCGCACCCGCGCGCAGTCGATTCGATTGGCCCGCGAGTTGATTATTCGGCGATTGTTTATTTTCCTGCTCGGTGTGCGGTGAGACTTGGTTGCGGCGCGAAAAATAATTTGTGACGACGCCAATGAAATAGGAGATCGCAAACGAGATGATGAGATTCGTGACGAACGGAATGACCGGGCCCGCGGGCTTCACGGTCACGATATACGTCGCGCCCTCCTCGACGAGCGTGCGCTCGTGCACGCTCGTCTCTATCTCGCCCTCGGCGAGCGCTTGCGCTTTGTGCAGCATCCACGATGCGCCGAAGCCTTGCGGATAGAGTCGGCGCAGTTCACTCGCGAGCGTCGCGCCCTCATTGAGGCGATGATGCTCGCGCACGCCGCGAAGCGGGTCATGCATGACGACTAGCCGCGCCATGAGTACACCTCGACAACTTTGAAGCGCTCGCTCATGCGCGCCCAGGGTGTGAGCGTCACCGAGCCGCGCGAGCCTGAGAGCACGCCCGCCCAAGCATGCAAGACGCCACGCGCGCCGAGTGTCACGCCGACGTGATGCAAAAAGAGTTGACCTGGGAAAGCCATGCCGACGACATCGCCGGGCGTGCCGGGTGGCTCGACGCGAGCCCATCGCTCCGATCGCTGCTCGGCTTGGATGGTGTGCAAGGCCTGCGCGCCGACGCGGTGATAGTCCTCGATGAGCGGCGAGTCGAGCGCAAAGTATTCGCGGCGGACAAATTCGATGAGACCCCAACAATCAAAGCCGCTCGACGGACTACTTCCGCCTTGCACGTACGGCGTGCCGATGAGATCGAGCGGTGTGCCTGCGATTGCATTCATAAATAAGCCAGCGAGGGATAGTCGTCGATGGTGTAGCGTGAGCCCGCGACAATGTTCGGAAAGGCGCTCGCGGCACATTGAAACTCGACGACGAGCCGCGTCGCCGTGATATTCGTGACCACGAATTGAAGCGGCGAGAGTTGCGGCGCGGCGCGATAGGTATCGAGATAGAGTCGCCACGTCAGGCCAATCGCGACCGTGCGCTCAGCGTCGGTCATCGCGCGAATTTGTGACATCACATAGCCGCCGAGCGCATCGAGTCGCAACGTCATCTCACTTTGAGTCGTGCTCGTTTGCTTCGGCAATTCCGCCTCAAAGCCGACCGCCTCGGCAACGAAGGCGACCGCGCCCTCAGTCGTTGCGGCAAACTTCTCGCCATAGTCGGTGACCCATAACGAGCCCCACTTTGGGTGAATGAATTCGAGCACCTGCACGGCTTGCGCATCGACGCCGCCATGCTGAGTCGCCCATAGTTCATAGTCGGTGGCCACTAGCACACCTCCGACGCGATGAGCTCAAGTGGGTAATCGTCGGCGATGATGTTGGCCGAATCAAGATCGCACTCGACAATATCGGGCGCGTCGCCAGTGTCGTGAAGTATCGCGCCGAAAGTTTCGAGCAAGTGCTCATCACATAGCGACTCATCGACGCGCAAGTGCGCGAGCACCGCGCCGAGTTGCCAGCCTCGGCCCTGCGGCTTCATATCGTACTCATTGACAAACGCGAGCACGACACCGTGACCGATCCACGGCGCATACCATTCGCCGTCGTGATTCTTGATGACGCTCGCATACCACTGCTCAAAGGCCTCGGCCTCTTGCGCTGTGAACCATATCTCGAGTTGATACGTGCCGCCCGCGTTGCGCCGTGCGAGTCGCGTGCGCGTCGGACCCGTGAGCACGTCGATGACATCGAGCGCATTCGCGGCGTCATACGACATTGAGTCGGCTTGCGGCGCGGGCAATGTGTCGGGATAGCGCGCGGTCATACAATCGACTCTCGTTCTATCTCGACCACGAATTGCAGCATGAAGGCATCATGCAGCGAGCGCCTCGCCTGCCATGGGCCGACAAACTTCGCACGCACTCGGCGCGTGCGGTCCCATAGCCACAAGTCAATATAGAACGGCCGCGCGCCACTCGCTAAGTCGTTGCGATGCCATTGCGTGAAGGCCGACCACTGCGCGAGCGATTGATTGACATTGATGCTCGCGGTGATGGGCGCGGCCGCGTCGCTTTTTTTCGAGCGCGTCGGCGCACCCGTCAAACTCGACAAGACGGTGCGATTGCCTGGGTGCAGTTGAAAGCTATCGCGCTCGATGCACCCAAGGTGAGACGCGCTCCAATATGGCGTCGTCATATTTAACCTCGCCGCCGCAAAGCGTAGGTCTTTTGAAGCGCGCCCGCCGTCGCGCCGTAACCGCTGCGCATGCTGCGCGTCATTCGCTCCTCAGCCATTTGCGCACCTAACTGCGCGGCCTCGAGAATGATGCTCGTGCGATTCTGTGAGCGCTCGATGCGGGCGCTCGCTTGGACGCCGGTATTGTTGATGACTTGGATATTCGAGGGCTGTGCATTGACGCCGAGCTTGCCGCTACTCATGCGCGCGAGCGGCATCACGGCCTCAGGTCCCGCCTCGCCCATGAGACCCGTCTGACCGCTCGCCATCGGAAAAATCGTCGGCGAGCTTACGATGCCGCCGCTCGCCATCGGCACGAGTCGCCCGTGATTGAATGCCTCGCCGCTCGCCGCTTTGATGCCGATGAAGTTGCCAAACTTGGTGCCCGCGAGCGACTTCATTATCATCATTTGAATGATGAGCCGCCCGACTTCCCGAATCGTGCTTTGCACGAATCGCTTCATATTGAATTCCCCATCGGCGAGGAAGTCTACAAAATTACCGACGACCGTTTGCGCCGCCGAGCGCCACGTCTCAGTGACGAGGTCGCCCTTCTCGGCAATGTGCTCAAACGCAAGGTCGAATCGCTTGACGAGGTCATCGGTGAGCAAGCCCTTCTCGTCGAGCACGATCATCGCTTTGTTGAGCTCATTGATTTGCGCGGCCGCGCGCTCGCTCTCGGTCATCGTCATCGCGGTCGCTTCACCGACGACCTCCCAGGCATGCGCGGTCGAGTCGAGCGCTTGTTGCGCTCTTATCAATTGATCGACGTACTTGCGAATTTTTTCGCGCTCATCATCGCCGAAGGTCTTGCCCGCAATCGCGAAGGCCTTCGCCCATGACTCCTCAAGATCGGCGCGCATGAGACTCGCCTCAGCACTCGCGCGAAAGGCATCGCCCGCGTCTGCGCCTTCGGTCATTTGTATGTTGAGCGCTTCGAGATCGGTCTCGGCTTGCTTCGTATTCTTGCTGATTTGTTTCATCGCCTCATCGAATGAGGTTTGTACCTTACGCGAGCTCTCGGCGATTTTTTCTTGAGCACGAGCGACGAGCGCGAATTGCACCTCGGTCGGCTTCATCGTTTTTTGCACTTGCTCGAAAGCGCGCGCGAGCGCTTCGGTCTCCTTCGCGGCGCGCTCGGTATCGGTCATCGCGCCACTCATCGCGCTTTGCACGAGCGCCACCGCCTCGGCGGTGGCCTTCGATTGTGTGGTCGTCTTGGCAAGCGACTCGACGAAGGCGTCAATCTGCCGCAACTCCTCTGGCCCTAGTTTCAATTTTTGTTTCGCAAACGAGTCCTCCATCGTCTTGCGAAAATCACGGCCCGCCGCTGCCGCTTGGAGTTGCGCACGATAAGCGTCGGCACTTTGTTTGCCTTGCTCGAATTCGATTCGCAACGTCTCCATCTCATCGGCGGTGTCGCCCGCTTTCGTCTTGAGACCGTCGAGCGTCTTTTTGAAATTCTCATAGACCTGCACTTGCTCGTCGGTCAATATCTTTGGCGACTTGTTGCCCGGTGTATTTAAGCTGCCGCCATTCATCGCGGCGGCTTGTGCATCGGTGGCGGCAGTAAAATCCTCGGTGAATTTTTTCTTGCGCTCAATAATCGCGCGCAGTCGCGCATCGGACTCGGCCGACTGCTTGTCAATCGTTGCGCCGAAGCCTCGACCAAAGAGCTCGCCCGCCGTCGCGAGATTGTTGAGTAGGCGATTGAAGCCAATCCCTAAGCGAATGAAATTCTCAATCGTGAGGTCAATGAAGGTCGCAATCTCAATCTCGACCGTCTTGAGCGCAAACTTGACCGCGATGCCCATGCGCTGCGCATTGCCCGCGACATCTTTGAAAAATTCGCCCGATGCTTGGAGCGACCGAGCGAGCGACTCGGTGAGACCGATGCCCTCATTGAATTCGCCAATCATTGCGCCGAAGCCGCTTTTCGCGCTCGCGAATGCATCCTTGAGCGTCGGTGCCATCTCGCCAACTCGTCGCGCGACTTCGGGCGCGGCGCGGCCGAGGCCTGCGAGCATCGCCTCGCTCGTGAGCTCGCCTTGCTCGGCCATGAGTCGGAGCTCGTCTTTTGTCTTGCCGAGTCCAACTTGCAACGCTTTGATGAGCTCAGGCGACTCTTTGAATGCTTGCTTGAATTCTTTGAGGGACATGCCGCCATCCTCGAGCGTGTTCGCGAATGCGGCGATGCCTTGCTGTGCTTGCTCAGCGCTCATGCCTGAGAGTCTCATCGTATCGGCGAGCGTCTTGGAAAGGTCGAGCACTTGTTGCTGTGAGAGACCCAGCCCCTCGGTCGCATCGTGTAGTTTGTTGAATGACTCCGTCGCCATCTCGACCGTCGAGGAGGTCGCTTGTGCTTGGTCGATGAGCGCCGTTTGCACCGCTTGCAATTCCGCCGCCGAGTCGGTCGATTGTCTCAGCGTGTTCGCCATCGCGGTATAAGCGTCGGCGACTTTGAGCGCCTCGAGCGCGAGCTTGGCCATCACTGCTGCGCTCGCGACAATGCCGAGGCCTTTCAATCCCTTCATGAGCTTTTGCGCTTGCGTCTCCATCGACGCGAGTGAATTCGCGGCGGCTCTTGTGTTCTTGTCGATGTTGGTCGTCTCGATGACGAGTCGCCACGCGAGCGTCTTGGTGTCGTCGGCCATATCAAACTCCCGCCGCCGTTTGCGGTAGCGCTCGGAATACGAGGATTGGAATGCCCTTCTCGGAGTGGAATTTATTCGGCGCGGGTGGCGACTCTTTTGTCCAACTACAAAAGACCGTGAAGTTGATGCGCTTTAATTCCGGGCGCAATTGCCGCGCGGCGAGTTGCATGAAGCCCATCGACTTCGCCATGCCCGCGTCGCGACCGTCGGCGAATTTTTGGCCGCTCTTGTCTTTGCGAGGCTTGCGATATTTTTTCACAATCGCGCGCGAGTGCAGCGCGTAATAATTCGCGAACCATGCGTATTCCGCGCGCGGCGCAAGAATCAATCGGTCGGTCGCGCGAATCGACAAGTCGCCCGGCAGTGACTCGCCGAGATAGGTGAGCGTGCCCTTCTTGCCGCCTTGCTGTAAGTACCACGACCAACGGTCGGACAAAACGCCCGTATGCCGTTTGGTGCCACGCTCGATGGCCTTTCGCAATACATCCTTCGCGCGGCCGAGCGTGCGCGTCAATACCGCCGACACAAAATAGACGTGCACCTTCCACATAGCCTGCTGGATAGGCTTTGTCTTTGAGCCATCGACGATGGCCGTGAATTGTTTGCTATTGCCAGCGGCATGCTGGCCGCGAATGCCTTCTATTGTTTTAGCTCGCACCCAAAGAGGCGCCTGCTGCGCCACTTGCTTGAGGTCGCCGCGCAAGGTCTCCGTCCACGTCTTGCCGCTTTTCGTCTCCCGATACGCTGGCGCGATGACTTTCGGTAGGTCTTGACTGTTTGGCATCGAGTAGCCCTATGTCTATCGCATCGGCAAATTGCACGAGCTCGATAAATTCATCGACGCGCGTGACCTTGTACGCCTGAGCCCATGCCATGACCGCACGCCACGGTATCGGCCCGACGAGTATCGTCATCCCTACCGCCAACTGGCGCTCGCTTCGTAAGTCGGCGAGCGCCTGCATGACGTGAACTAAATGCGTGGCCTGCGGCGGTCGCCTTTCGAGTGCGGGCACTTTCACGCCCGCACGCGCGAGACTCGCTAAGCGTGAACCGAAGCCGCTCCATTCCGCCGACCACGCGAGGATTTTTTTATGGCCTCCTTATCACGCTGCACCGCCTTGCGGTCTTGCTGCGCCTGAAAGTGCTCGCGCGAATTCGCCGTTGAGCGCACGCGCGTCCACATATCGGGCGCAAGTCGCATGAGCTCCAAAAAATTCTCGCGCGTATACGGCACGTCATCGCCGTCGTCGTCTTTGAAGCCACGCCACGCGACGACCACATGCGACGCATAAAGCGATTTGAGATCCTCGTCAATCTCAGAGTCGGGCACATCGGCCGGGTCGCGCTCACCCATCACGCGACGAATGAGCTCAGCGAGCGCCACCGTGAAAGCGCGATTTGCGCCACCGGAACGGCGCAAGACCATCGTCCGACCGCGACCGAGATCGAGCGGCACACCCTCGACCTCGAGCGCTGTATCGCTTTGCCAATCATTGATATTCGCGAACATGAAACCTCCGCAAGTCATCACGCCGGGACAGTCGGCGCGCGAGTGATAACGACGCACGAATCAACGGTCGGCACTGCGCCGGTCGTCGTGACGAGCGCTTGCAATGTCACCGCGAGCACGACATCGGTATTCGTGCCGCCCGCCACTTGCTGCGCGGTCGCGACGCGAATGCGCGGGAAGTCGAACGAGTAAGTATTGCCGAGCGAATCGGCGGCACTGAATGCAAACTGTATCTCCTGACTCAGTAGGAATGCGTCCATGAGTTGCTTCGTCGCGTCTTGGATATAAATTTGCGCGGTGACTTCGGCCTCAAAGCGTCCGAGCACGACCTCAGCGGCACCGACTGTGCCGAGACACTCAATGGCGCGCGCGTTGTTTTTGAAGTTGACCGCCATCGTCGAGAGACACCAACCGACGTACGGCGTCGCCTCGATGGTCACAGTGATCGGAAATACTTCCGAGCCAATCATGACGGGCTTCGTGCCTGGGTCGGCATACACTGCGCCGACTATCTCGGCATCTGCGCGGCTGTACGTGCTGCCGAGAATCGTCACGCTTCCCGTGTTCGGCCCGCCTGGAGTGAAAGTCAATTGCATCGCATCGACTGCCGCCTCGACGATGCGGTGGAAGTCATACGTCGGCACGCCCGCATCTATCGTGAATCGCTTCTCGATGGTGTAGGTCTTAAGAAGCGGCCCGACTTCCAAGCGGTCGGCAAGCGTCACGTCCCAATCATTGCCGAGCACCGCCGACAACATCTCCTCAAACCAGTCATTGCGCGACATCTCAAAGGCAACGTCGCCACCGCTTGCGCCGCCCGCGACAATCACGTCGCTCACTTGTCGCGCCGGATTGAGCTCGTTTGAGAGCGTCGTCGTCGGATTGTAATTGAGCCCTTCGCTCGTGATGCGCGCCACCAAAAAAGGCGGCGTCGCGGGTGTCACTCCTGGCGTCGTCTCGCGAACAAACGCGAGGCGGAAAAGATCGGCTGAGACTGTCATGACTAGGCCCTCGCTCGTTCAAGGATGGGAGACTCATTTACTAATCGGTCGAACTGGTAACGCACACTCACAAAGACACCAAAAAACGCACCGCGAAAGTCGCCGCTATTCATCTCAATGGCGGGCGCGCAATCGACGACGCGCAATTGCCCGGTCGCATCGGCCCAATTCGTGAGCGCATCGCGCAAGATGTCTGAGCCCGCAATGACTGGCGCGTCGCCGATTTGCTGCTCGCAAAAAATTTGCACGACCGCGGTGCCTTGCTCACGCATGAGCGTCGGTACACCGAGCGCCGCGCGCGACTCATCGCCGACGACGAATTCCATCGAGAACCATTTGCCTGGCAATGCTTTCGCCAGCGATGCAAAGTTGATTGACTCGACCCACTCAAAGCCGACCGGCACGAGCACTGCTTGTGCGACCGCTCTCATCTGCGCGCGTACATAGGCGTGACTCATCCTTGCACTCCGCACCGATACGCGATGAGCCGCCCACTGCCACGCACCTCGCGCACGACCATCACGCCGCGACGCCCGTCATCTATCACGACGCTATCGCCTTTCATCGGCGGCGCACCGGGAAAGTCGCGCGCGTCAAACGTCACCTCGAGCGCATATTGCTCGATGGCATTCGCGAGCTCGACGGCGGTGACATACCGCACGCGCGCCTTCATCGCGCGCGCATCGCCAACAATCGCCGCCGCCGAATAGGTCACGGGCTGGCCACACGTTTGTATCGCGTCCTGCAGGTCACGCACGTCTCGCCCAGTCACCGCGAATATGTTGGCGGTCGGCATGCTCATACTCCAATCATGGTGCGCGAGCGAAAGGGCTCAAGCATCGCCGCGACGCTTGTCAATTCTGGCGGCACCGCTTGACCGGCGAAGGCCTCGCCCGCATACATCGACGAGTCGCGCGTGATGGTGAGACCATCGACCGAGACCGAGCGATTGTTGCCCGGTGCATTGACGACTTCCGATAAATTGCCCGTGCCGCCGGTTGCATTCCACCGGATATAAAAAGCACGCATGACCGCCTCGACAAGATTCGCGGGCCACTCGCCGTCGCCATAGCCGCCGATGTAATCGACGGTGACCGGTGCCTCAATCTCGCCACAGCATGCGCGGCGCACATAGCACTCGCGCGGTCGCCATTGCAAAACGCCGTCGCTCTTGCGTATGCGCCAGCCGCTTATCGCGCGTGCATCTTGAGAGACGCTATTCACGACCGAGACGGGAAAGCGATACAGCAAGAGCGACGGAAAGTGCATCTCAGGCGGCTCAAAATCCTGCACCTCTGGCGCGCTTTGAATGCCGCGCCCGAGATACGATTCGATGAGCGCAATCGTCGCCTCGAGCATCGACTCAATCGCATCGTCTTTGCTCACGTCGCTCGATTCGATACCGAGCGCCGCTTTAATCTCATCGACGGTGGGCAGGCTAGTTGCCATCGCTCGCCCTCCCGTTGCCGCTTGGCTTTGCGTCCTTGCCGCACTTCACGGCGAGCGTCCAATACTGCGCGCCGTCATCGGTGCCCGGTGCAATGCCCTCGACCTTCGTGCGCGCAATCCACAGCGAGCCACGATTCGTGACCGCATCATTCTGAAAATACTTTCGCTCGGCTTCATACGTGCCGTGATATTGAAACGGACGAAAGCCCAGCGCGACGCGCACACCATCGCGCTCGCTACTCAGCCACAAGAAGCCCTCGACATCGGCTTGAATGCGAAAGCCTTGCACGACCTTTTGCATCTCGGTGCGCGACATCTTGACGAAAGCATCGAGCGTGCGCGTGCGCTCCTCCTCATGCTCGGCGCGCGTGATGCGTGCGCCAATGCCGGCATTGACTTGCTCGACCGCCGACGCGAGCGCACCGACTTGCTCGACGAGCGGCGCAGTGCGTGCACTCACCGCATCATCGACGCGCAATGGCAATGCCTTTTGCAAACCACGCAAAACAGAATCGAGCACAATCTCAGCGAGCGCGATGGCTTTCATGCTGCGGCCCTCAGTTGCAAGTCGGCAGTGACGCGCTCGTCGCAATAGCGCGTGAGGCGCGCGCGCTTCTCCTCATCGGTGCCCGCGTCCTCATCGTCGTCGAGCGTCTCGTCATCGGTAAGCGGTGCGTCATCGCTGCCCGCTGGCGGCGCGGTTTGTTGTGCGCTCATCGCTTTGTCGAGCTGCTCACCGCTGCGCGAGAGCGGTATGTATTGCATTTGAATGAGCGGCTCGTCGCCGCCTTTCTTCGGCGGCAGTTGCTCCTTGCGCCGCGCCTCATTGATGGTCATGACTCCCGATGAGATCGCCTCTTTGTAGGCGGTCATTCTTACGTCGAGCTCCATGCGCAAGAGCGAGTCGAGATCGAATTCGCAATACACCGATGAGCCAAGACCAAAGACTTGCTCGATGCGCGCCTCGATTGATTCGAGATGATATTGAAGCGTCTGCGCGTAATAGTTGCGCGCGAGTTGCTCGGAATTTTTGTAGGAAATTTTCGAGGCGTCCGAAATCATATACATGGGCACGCGAAAGCATCGCGCCACGTCCTCGACCGACCATCGCAACTGCTCGATGAGTTGCGCATCGGCGGCATTGATTGAGAGCGGCTCCCACTTAAGGCCACCGTCTAAAATTGCGGCGCGGCCCATCGAGCCCGCCTTAAAGCATTGCTCCCACATAGTGAGCTGGCGCGTCTTTTCCGCGTCGCCCATGTGACCCGGCACCGTGAGCACACCCGATGCGCGGCTCATGTTGGAAAAAAACGAGAGCGAATTTTGCTGAATCGTTTGCCCGGTTTGCGCCGAGTAGATACCGGCGACGAGCGGTGAGATGCCGACGAGCGGGTGCGTCATGCACAAGAGACGATGATGAAGCATATCGCGCGCGGGAATGTATTCGCTTTGAATGGCCTCGACGACTTGTTTTTGCGAGGTGCGATACCACACCGACCCATCAGGCGCGACCATCGCTTGACAGAGACGCGGGTCGAGCAAGTGCATCGCGGCGACGACGTTGCGCGCGTCGCGCACCAAGAGCGCGTAAGTGTTCCCGGTATACAAGCATGACGCCATGAACTGCGCCCAAAAATCGACGCGCGTTTGATAGGCGTTAGGCGACCACAAGACGCGCGCCGCTGGGTGCTGGTCGAAAATATCCGACGAGCCATCGGCATTCTCTTTGCGAATGCGCGGCGGCAATTTTGAGATGTCGCTTGCGATGGTCGTGATGCAGGCATAGACGGCGGAAAAAATGCCACCGGGCCCGACGCATTCGCGATTGTGCTGCCATGCGCCCGCATAGGGCTCGTGCACATAGCCATGAGAGAGCGGTGCCGATGACGATGAGCCCACCCAAGTGAGACCGGGAGACGGTGCCGCGCGAGTGACCTCAGCAACGGGCGGCGTCGGAGACGCCGCCCAGTTTGCCGCTCGCTGCAATACTCGCGAGAGCACGCTCACGACTAAGCCGCTTTCGACTTGGTCGTTTGCTTTCCATCATCGCCCGATGCACCGAGCGCGATGACTGGCGGCACATACACCGTCCACGCGATACCCGACATCGTCACGACGGCGGTATTGTCTACTCGCATCCAGTAGGTGTACTGCTCGGCGCGTAGCAATATCAAATTATTTTGGAAGGCGCTCACGAGCGAGATCGCCGGATCGACTGGCGCGGTGTCGAGTTGAATCGACGCCTCGCGCGACATATCAATGGTGATACCTGGGTCCTCCGCCAAGAGCACGCGCGCTTGGTCGAGCAAGATGATGCTCGTCGAGGGCTGCAATGTTGAGTCGATGATCGGATAGCCCAAGAGCGAGCCGCTCGCGCCGACGCTGGGATACTGCAAACTGCCCATCGGCGTTTGCAAACTCGCAAGCCACGTCTTAGTGACTGGGTTCATGATCCATGCAGGACGCTCACCGCCTTCGCCACCGTTCAACAAATTCACCATCTGCGTGAGGTCGTTGCGTACATTGTCGAGCGTATTGCCAGAGCTCACGATGCTTTGCCCTGCAGGTAGTCCCGCCAGAATGCCGCCCGGTCGAATGCCCGCAACTGCGGCCGTCTGACCAATAAATTCCGCATTCTTGGTGCGCGCGATGGCATTGACGAGACCGTCGCGCAAAAGAATCTCGGAGTTGGGATCTGAACTGCGCGCGAGCTCGTCGCTTTGTCCGGTGATGAGCGCTAGCTTGGTCGTCGGAATGGTGATGAGATCATAGGCGCCTTTTCCGAATGGCTTTGGCTTGCCTTCGCCGACCCACTGCGCCGTGCCGATGGGCGTAACCTCCTTCGGTATTTTCACATTGAATGGCACCGCCCTCAGCGACAAGCGGCTCACAATCTCAAGCGGCTTGATGAGCGCGATGAATTCATTCGCGAGCACCTGTTGAGTCGCGAGCACGCCCGCCCAGGCGGGATCGGACATCATCGCGGGCAGTACCGCTGCGCGCACATGCAGGCCCAGCATCTCAGCGTGAAGCGCTTGCTCAATCTCCGGCGTATCGCGCCACATGGTTCGCGCAATCTCGCGCGCTTGCATGATGTTGCCACCGCTAAAGCACTTTGCACGCACCATGCGAATCATGCCGATGCCCGGCGGCATCGCGCGATTGCCACCGCTCACGCGAACCTCTTGCACGACGGGCGTCGCTTGCCGTGCAATGATTGACTCCATCTCGCGCAATCGTTCGCTCGCCGCGTCGATGGTCTTGACCTCGGCGGCGCACTCATCGAAGGCGGTCGTCTCCTCCGCGTTGAACACGCGCGCATCCTTTTCGATTCGCGCGCGCAACTCCTCCATCGCCGCGACTTTAATGCCGCGCTTTTTTAAGAGCTCGGCGATTTGCTCAGAAATTTTCATGACAGTCACTCCACAAAAAAGATTCGAGTGATGCCTAACGCGGCCCATAGATTTTTGCTGCGCGCACCCGTGCGCCGACTAACTCCGTGAATATCTTGCGCTGATGTTCGACAAGCGCGTCGGACACGAGCGCACGGTCAATAAACTTTGCAGGCACACCGAGCGAGCGCGCAATCGCGAGCGCGTGCGCATTCGCGCCGACGTTGCACAACGAGAGCTCAAGTAGTTCGGGATTGTTGTATTCATAGCCGCCGGTCCATTCGTCATTATCGTTGCGAATGAGCTCGACATCGGCGGGCGCGACCGTGAAGCCGACACTCACCGCGCGAATGACTTTCGCTTGCACGAGTCGAAACAACTGGTCGGCAAACGGATTGACACCTTGCTCGGTGAAGTTAGCCGTCACCATGAGACGCCGACCCTCGACGCCGATCGGTTGCACGTTGCCAATCGCGGGCACGCTTTGGTCGTGGTTCCACAAAAAGACCGGATTTTTTTTGAACGGCACGAGATTCCATGATGCCTTGACGATGTCGCCGTAGCGGTCCACTGATTCGTCGCTTGCGAGGAAACTCACGCTCCTCGCGTCGTCGTCGATTGACTCATCGTCGATTGACGCTTGCAAAAATAGCGGGCCGCTTGCGACAGTGTTTCGGTCGATGCGCATAGGTGATGCTCCTCATGCGCGGGACCGGATGAACCGTCGCCCGCAAAAATAAGTGCGGACTACTTGGGCGAGGGCGATGGCTTTGGTTGCGGCTTCGGCGTCGTATGCCGGGATTTACTAGATGGGCGGTGCCGCACTGTTTGCACGTTCGCAACTCCGAGATGAGAGATGCGCGAGACCGGATGAACCGTCGCCCGCTGGTCGTCGCGCGCTAAAGTAGGCGCGACTTTCCGCGCCGTCAAGATGCTCGCATTTAATCGTCGCATCGTTACATTTGACCCAGCATGAACACGCTGCCGCGCCCTTTGTTGTCGGCGTCGAGCACCATGCGCCGACCGAGCGCCATGAGGAGCGCGACCGTGCCGTCGATTTTTTGCATCTTGTTATTGCGGTCCTTGACTGGCCGAATGTCGCCATTGCTATTCATGAAGGCCTCAGTGCACGCGATACACCAATCGAGCACGGGATTGCCGCCGTGATGCAATCGACCTTGACGCACAAGCGCCTCGAGCTCCTTCATCGGCATCGTGAAATTCGCAAGCGTCGGTCGATACTCGATGCACGGTATGCCCTTCTCATCGAGACGCGATGCAAGATTGAGCGCTTGCCATGGGTCATAGGTGACATCGGTGATGATGAATGATTCGCTCGCCGTCGTGATGTCGTTCTCGATGACTTGTTGGTCGATGGTCTCGCCTTCGCATGACGTGATGAAACCGTCGCGCGCCCAGCTCGGATAGGACGCATTGTCCGAATCTTGAATCGTGGCTTGCGGCAAATAAAAATTCGCAAAGACGTAATAGTGCTCGATGCCGTCGAGCTCGCGCCGGAATACTTTCACGACGGCGGCAAGGTCAATCTTGGCGGCGAGGTCCATGCCTATCACGCACTCCTCGCCTTTGAATTGCTCCTCACGCAACGACGCATCGGCGCACGCATTCCACCGAATCATCTCCATCCAAACGACCGACGCGCTCGTCCATATATTGAGATGCTTTTGCTTGAATGCGTTTTGTAGTGAGGAGACATTCTGAGCGCGCTCGGCGAGCGTCGCGATGACCTCAGGCTCAACGCTCACGCCCCAGTTCGGATTCGCTTTGCGCCAACTCTTAGGACTGCGCCAGTCGTCATCGTCGTCGATGGTGTAGATGATGCCAAAGTAGCGCTCATCGTTTATCTCTTGCTTGAGCACTCGTTGCGTATATTTCCACTGTTCGTATCCGATGCCCGACTGATTACTCGCCGCCGTCGTGATAGCGAGAATCATCGCTTGCGCGCGCTTGCCGGTGGCGGTAATCAAAACGTCATGCACTTCTCGCGTCTTGTGCTTGGCCAATTCATCGAGCACGGCGAAGTGCACATTCTTGCCGTCGAGCGCATCGGCATCTCGCGAGAGCGGCGTGAACATCGACGCGCTCGACTCTTGCGTGATGACATTGCGCGACGTGCCGACGCCGTAGCGTTGTTGGAATTCGCGGTCACGCTTCACCATATTTTGCGCCATCACAAAAACGATGCGCGCTTGCTCGCGCGTCACGGCCGCCGCGTACACCTCCGCACCGCCCTCACCATCGAGCGCGAGCATGTAAAGCGCGAGCGGTGCCGCGCCCGTCGATTTGCCATTGCCTCGAGGCACTGCGACAAAGACATACCTGAATCGGCGCTTGCCCGTTTTTTTGTCGAGCCATCCAAGCGCCGACGCATAGATAAATAATTGCCACGGGCCCAGCTTGAGACGCTTACCAGCGCGCGGGCCCTTTATCTCGCGAAACAACTGCAAGGCCTTGAGCGCACGCTCGGCGCATGGCGCATTGAATATATACGGCCAGTCATCGCGCTCGATGGCCACGAGGTCGCGCTCGTGCCGCTCGCATGCTTGGCGCACGTATTGGCAAGCGTCGATTCTGCCGTCGAGCACGTCGCGCGCGTACTGAAAGCCCTCGGCAACATTGGGAAACTCTTTGGCAAATTCAACCAGGTCGAGGTCGCGAATCGCGCGAGGAGACTCGACGAGACCCGCGCGCGTCAGCGCTTGGGAAATTTTTTTTTGAACCTCGTCGGCTTCCTCGTGGCCCGGCTCATCGTCATCGGTCGCGACGCCCGCGAGACGCTCACTCTCGCGACGTGCTTGTCGCTTGATATTCTCGGCCTCGCGTCGAGCTCGTTCGCTTTCCCATTTTCGCGGCCTGCCGATGACGGGCTCAGGCGGCGGCAAAAATCCATCGAGCACAAATTGATCCATGCGCGAGCGCTCAATCAATACTCGACCATGACGACTCGCTCGGGAAAGTCTCGCTCAGCGGCGCGGCCATGCGCACGCGACCACTCGGCGTCGCGCCAATCTCGGCGAGCGCGATGCCGAGTTGCTGCCATAAGTCGCGCGACAATCTTGTGAACGGTTGCAACTCTAGTTTCGAGCTCGCGCCATTTTTCATGACCATTCCGAATTGACGCACTTTGTCGTCGGCTTCATTGACGCGCGCCCATAGTCGCGCGACCTTCACAAACGCGGCACCATCGCCCGTCGCGTGTATGCCGGGCTGATAGATATGCTCAATCATGTAGTCCCACATCTCGCGCTCGGCGACGCTGAGCACGGTGCCCGGTGGCAAGACTGGCGCGCTCGCGACTTTCGGTTTGTCTTGGCGCAATCGCTCGTGATGCGAGTCGCCTCGTATGAGTTTGAGCACCGATGAGGTCGGACGGGTCCCAGGCATGACGCACACTCGACTCGCGCGCAACGTAGTGATGACCTAGCAGCGAGTGAGCCGCGAACATGGCGCGATAACAAAATGACCCGGCACGCATCTCGCTCATGCCGCTTGTAACGCGATTAGAGACGAGAAGCCAGCCAGAGACGCGACGAGCGCACCGACTAAATGCGCGGGCGGCAGGCGAAGGCTCGCGCGGCCTGCAATGACGCGCGTCACAGATTCTCGGTTTGAAAGCGTGCGCCCGTCTGTTTTTTCTAACTTGGCGGCGTGAACAAACGAC